ATGCCGAACTCGCTGCGGCTGTCCACCGTTGGCGCCCTTGCAAGTTTTTACCTGGCCCCGGCCCTGCCGCAGCTGCTGGAAGCCGAGCCGGACCTGGTGCTGTCCATCGACACCTCGGACCACCATGTCGCCATGTCGCGCTGGGAGGCGGATTTTGCCCTGCGCCTCGGCCGCCCGAGCCGGGGGGGCTTCACCATGCGCCGGGTCGGCACATTGCAGTTCGCGCTGGTTCGCCCCAGCGATCCGGCCGTCGTCCCCATCGTCACGGCCTATCCCGGCCCGTGGCTGGAAACGCCCGAGATGCAGGCCCTTCAGGCGATGCTGGGGGGCTCGCGACCCCGGCTCGAAACCTCCGACCTGACGCTCTTGCGGCGCTTTCTGGAGTCGGGGCGCGGCATCGGCGTCCTGCCGGACCGACTGGCCCGGTCGCTGACCGGCAACCCCGCCGTCGCGATCGAGGCGCTGGAGGTCACGCGCGAGGTCTGACTGCTGTCGCAGCCGCATCTGCGCGAAGATTCCCTCGCCCGCAGCGTGTCCGACTGGTGCGCCGCACCCCCCAAAGGCTTGGCGCCCGGCAGCCATCGCCGAACCGAGGATACGGAGGGTCACGCCGCTGCCCGGGGCCCGGACCGTTGTCGATCGATCGAAGGCTGCGTGGTCCTTACAGAATGCCCCGCGGTGCCGTTCCGCACAGCGCATGGCGGCGGAGAATCCCGTGCCGTCCAAGGCCGTGACCAATCGAGTGACCAGCACCAAGAGGGCCATCGCTGATCCCCCAAGGACGGCGTCAGCAGCGTTGTAGATAACGAGAAACAGTGGTGAGCCCAACAGGACATGAAGAGTCCTGTCAAAACAACGCTGTAATCTGTCCACATGCCCGAACCGGCCGCATTGAAAACATTGCGGAATATTCCGCTTTGTCCAACGGCGAAAACGAAAACCCCGGCGCGCTGGCGGGCGCAACCGGGGCTGAACTGCATAGCAGCACTGTCACCGACCATCATAGCGAACCGGGCTGGCCCTATCAAGGCACCCGTGCCGAACGCGCGGACCTTTTTCGCAAGGAGCTGCTGAAAGCGGCCCTGTCTTACGCCGCCAAGGGACTGCCGGTGTTCCCGGCGGCCAAGATCGACGGCGAAAAGAAGCCGCTGGTCAAATGGGGCAAGGGCGCCGATGGGCACCCGGACCTGAAACAGCGACGGGCCACGACTGATGCGGACACGATCCGCGCCTGGTGGACCCGCTGGCCGCTCGCCATGATCGGGATGCCCACAGGTGAGCGGTCCGGGCTGGTCGTCCTGGACATAGACCGCAAGAACGGCGTGGACGGGCTGGCAAACCTGCGGGCGGCGGGAATCGATCCGTTCACCATGTCCCCGGTGATAGCCAAGACCCCCAGCGGCGGACTGCATGTGTTCATGCGCTACTCCGGCCCGCTCAAGAACTCTGCGGGCATCTTGGCGGATGGCGTCGATGTGCGGGGCGACGGCGGATACATCGTCCTGCCCCCGTCCCTGCCCAGCCTGTCAGGCCCCGAATACTGCTGGGAAGGAGGCGCTTATGGTTGCCTTTGATCTTCCCAACTGGTCGCCGGAACTGACCGCGCTGGAAGAACAGAAGCGCGGCGAGAAATGGGCGCAGCGGGCGCTGGAAAGCGAAACGCAGATTGTCGCGCGCGCCATGAACGGCACCCGCAACAACACCCTGAACAACGCTGCGGTGAAGCTGGGGCACAAGATCGCCGCGGGCTATCTGGACCTGTCCGAGGTCGAGGCGGCGCTGTTGCATGCGGCGCAGGCAAGCGGGCTGGTGGGCGAGAACGGCGCGGACGCGGCGCTTGCCACGATCCGCAGCGGACTGACGAAGGGGATGGAAGAACCCCAGCACCCCGAGGGCCGCCCCGACTATCGGAGCGCGCCTTCCATGATTGTTCCGCAGCCCGAACGCACGTCGCGGTTCTACAGTGCCGCCGACCTGGCGGGCCGCCCTGTCCCCGCCCGGCAATGGCTGGTCGAAGGCATGGTGCCCCAGAAAACCGTCACGCTGTTCAGCGGCGACGGTGGCACCGGCAAGTCACTGGCCGCCCTGCAACTGGCCGTCAGCGCCGCCACGGGGCGCGCATGGCTCAACATCCCCGTGCCGAAGGGCCGGGCGCTGTTCCTGTCCGCCGAAGATGACGACGACGAACTGCATATCCGCCTGGACACGATCCGGCGGCAGATGCGCCTGGAATGGTCCGATCTGGCCGGACTGACGATCCGGTCACTGGCGGGTGAGGATGCCTTGCTGGCGGTGGAAACCAAGATCGCCTTGGCGCAGACGGCGCTGTTCGATGAGATCGAGGCCCGCGCCGCCGATGAGCAACCGTCCCTGATCGTGCTGGACACGCTGGCGGACCTGTTTCCCGCCAATGAAAACGACCGGGCAGCGGTTCGGCAGTTCATCAGCATCTTGCGGGGTCTGGCGCTGCGGAAGAAATGCGCGGTCCTGCTGTTGGGGCACCCGTCCCTGACCGGGCTTGCCAGCGGCACGGGGACCAGTGGCAGCACCGCCTGGAACAACAGCGTCCGGTCCCGGCTCTACTTGGAACGGATCGTCCAGGATGGATACGAGCCGGACCCCGACAAGCGCGTGCTGTCCACCAAGAAGGCGAACTACGGCCGTGTCGGGGGCGAGCTGACCCTTACGTGGACCGAGGGCGTGTTTCTGCGCGATGCCGAGCCGCAGGGCCTGGACCGCCTGGCAGCGGGCGCAAAGTCGGAGCGTGTGTTCCTGCACCTCTTGCGCGAGGTCACGATGCAGGGCCGCAAGGTCAACGCATCGGGAGGGCTAAATTACGCGCCGAAGGTCTTTGAGACGCATCCCGATGCCGAGGGTTGCAACAAGAAAGTCCTGCGGTCCGCGATGGAAAAACTGCTCGCCAGTGGCAAGGTCAAGGTCATTCACGGCGGTTCGCCATCGCGACCTGTGACCTGGTTGGAGGCCGCAGAATGACGCCCTTCATCCCCCCCTTCACCACACCCTTCATCCCCCCTTCATCCCCCCCTCTGTCACACACCCCTATAACCCCTAGGTGTGTGCGCACCCCTTGGCGGGGATGCGCCACCTTTGGCGGGCGTGTGGCGACGGAAGCGGTGGCGTGTCGGACCGCTCAAGAGGCCACCCGATGACCTACACCCGCACGCCCGCGCTGGCTGTCCCTGTGGACCTGGCCGACGCCAAGCAACACCTGCGCGTCATGGCAGATGACGACGATCTGGCGATCCAGCGCATGGTGCTGGCAGCCGCCCGTGAGATCGAGGCTTACTGCGACCTTGCCCTGACCCGGCAGACGATCAGCCTGACGGTTCTGGCAGACGAACGGCAGCCCGATCTGGTTCACGCCCTGCCAATCGGGCCGCTTGCCCCGGATGCCAACGTGACGGCGGACGGTGCACCGCTGGTCAACGGCGTGACCGGGGACCGCTGGCCCGTGCTGATGCTGCCCGCCTGGATGCACGGCCCGGTGCGCGTGACCTATGAAGCCGGGTTCGGCGACGACGCGCGCAGCGTCCCCGACGACCTGCAACTGGCGATCATGGAGCAGGCCGCGTTCGCCTATGACAACCGTGGCAATGCCGATGCCAAGCCCGGCCTTGTCCCCGCCGCTGCCCGGATCGCGGCGCGGTATCGGAGGGTCAGGGCATGACCCGCAGAGGCGCAGAGAGCGGCGCACAGGGCGACAAGGGCGCGCTGGTGGGTAAGGGCGGAAAGAGCGCGCAAGCCGCTGTCCGGGGCGCTGTGGCGTCTGGTCCCAATCCGCAGACTTTGAAACGGCAGAGGTACCGGCGGCTACCTGTTGCAGACGAAAAAAATCCGGCCGCGATCGCCATTGCCTTCCTGGAGACGCTGCGGATTCCCGAGGGCAAGCTGGCGGGCCAACCGCTCAGGCTGGCGGAGTTCCAGCGGCAGTTCGTCCGGGGCGCGCTGGCCGATGGCGTGATGGTGGGCGTCCTGTCGATCGGGCGCGGCAACGCCAAGACCGCGACGGCGGCGGGGCTGGCGCTCGGGGCGCTCAAGGGCGTCTGGGACGATCAGCCGAAGCGGGAAATCCTCTTCGCCGCGCGCAACCGGGATCAGGCGAAGACCGCCTTCGGGTTCCTGGTGGGGTTCATCGAGGGGTTGCCCGAAGACGAGCAGGAGCTGTTCACCATCCGCCGCGCCAAGCTGGAGGTTGAGTTCGAGGGTAACGGCGGCGGGCTGGCGCGCTGCATCGCGGCCGATGGCAAGAGCATCCTGGGCGGGGCACCGACGCTGGCCCTGATGGACGAGCGGGCCGCTTGGGAGCGCGAGAAGGGCGACAACCTTGAGAACGCGATCCTGTCGGGTCTCGGCAAGCGCGACGGCCGCGCGCTCATCATCAGCACGAGCGCACCCGACGACGCCAACACGTTCAGCCGCTGGTTGGATGAACCCCCGCCTGGAACGTATGTGCAGGAACACCGGCCCCCCTTCGGACTGCCGGCCGACGATCTGGACAGTCTCTTGCAGGCCAACCCCGGCGCGACCGAGGGCATCGGCGCGACGGCGGACTGGCTGGTCGCACAAGCCCGGCGGGCGATTGCGCGGGGCGGATCGGCGCTGTCCAGTTTCCGCAACCTGAACCGGAATGAGCGGGTCTCGACCGAGAACCGCAGCGTCCTGGTGACGGTGGACGAATGGCTGTCGTCGGAGGTGGACCCGGCGGACCTGCCCGACCGCGACGGGCCGTGCATCCTGGGCATCGACCTTGGCGGCAGTCGCAGCATGTCGGCGGCGGCGTTCTACTGGCCGCAGACCGGCCGGCTGGAGGCGCTGGGGACGTTCCCCGGAACGCCCGGCCTGGCAGATCGTGGCGCGTCTGACGGCGTGTCCGACCGCTACGTACAGATGCAGGACCGGGGCGAGCTGACGACCATGGGCGAGGCGACCGTTCCGCCCGGCCCCTGGCTGGCGGAGATCGTCCGCAAGCTGGACGGGATCACCCCGGCCTGTGTGGTGGGTGACAGGTTCCGCCATGCCGAGTTCACCGAGGCGCTGGACAAGGCGGGGCTGCGTGTCCCGTTCGTCTGGCGCGGCTTCGGCTGGAAGGACGGCAGCGAAGACGTGGAGCGGTTCCGGCGGGCGCTGTTTGACGGCGAGGTCAGGGCGGTTCCGTCGCTCTTGCTGCGATCCGCCATGTCGGACGCCATTGTCCTGAACGACCCGGCGAACAACGCCAAGCTGGCGAAAGCCCGGTCCCTGGGCCGGATTGACGCGGCGGCGGCAACCGTGCTGGCCGTGGCGCAGGGGCAGCGGATGCTGGCGGCCCCGACCCGGAAAGCGAGGGTCGCGTGGGCCTGAGAGACGACTACACCCGCCACAGCAAGCGCGTCACGCGCGGCCCGCGCTGGCACACGCTGCGGATGGCCGTTCTGGAACGCGACGGCTTCAAGTGCGTGGACTGCGGCAAGAGCCGGGGCCGCTTGGAGTGCGACCATATCGTGCCCGTCCGGCTGCGGCCTGACCTGGCCTATTCCCCCGAAAATTGCGCCATGCGGTGCCCTTCCTGCCACTCGGCAAAGACCCGCATCGAGGTGGGAAATCCCCCGCCTTCGTATGACCGCCAAGGCTGGCGGCAGGCTGTCAACGATCTGATGGCCGACAATCCCCCCCTATCGAGCAACGAGGAAACACATGCTTGATTCTGTGAAGATCGCGCGCCGTCAGTCGGAAATCCGGCAGCAGCTCGCAACCCTGGTCGGAAAGGAAAGCCCGACCGAAGACGAGACCCGTTCGATGGAGACGCTGGACGGCGAGTATCGGACCAACGAGACCCGCTATCGCGCGGCCCTGACCGCCGAAGACACCGAGCGGCGCGAGGCCGGGGCGGACCTGGAGACGCGCAGCGACCGCCAGTTCGCGGAGCTGGTCGGCCGGTTCGAGCTGCGGCAGGTGGCGCTGGCGATCGACGAGGGCCGCGCCCTGACCGGAGCGACGGCCGAGGTCGTGGCCGAGCTGCGGAACGCGGGCGGCTATCAGGGCATCCCGGTTCCGTTCGCGGCGCTGGAAACCCGCGCGGGCGAGACCGTCGCGGCGGACCAGATCAAGCCCAAGACCTACCGCAACGTCATCGACCGGCTGTTCCCCGCGAGTGTCGCGGCGAAGCTGGGGATCGAGCGCATCCAGATCGAGCGGGGCGAGCTGGCGTTCCCCGTCGCCACGTCCGGGGCCGTCTTCGGCTGGCAGACGACCGAGCTGGGCAACGTGGGGGCACCCAACCCCTACGCCACGACCGAGCGCAGCCTGACCCCGGATCACACGGGCGGCGCGCAGATGGTCATCAGCCGCAAGGCGCTGAAACAGGCCGGCGAGGGCCTGGAAGAAGCGATCCGGCGCGACCTGAACGCGGTCATCGGGGCCGAGCTGGACCGCGTGGTCATCAACGGCAGCGGCGCGGCGGGCCAGCCTCTCGGCATCATCCCCGGCGCGGCGACCTACGGCATCGCCAGCACGGCGGTTGGCGCGGCGGCGACCTGGGGCGCGTTCCGGACCGCGATCGTCGCCTTCATGCAGGGCAACGCGATCACGTCCCCGTCGCAGGTGAACATCGGCTTCCCCCCGGCGATCTGGGCGGACCTGGACAGCCTGCAAGCCGCCGACTCGGCGCCGATGTGGGAATGGGACCGCCTGGTCAAGAACGTGGGCACGGCGGCGATCAGCAACGTCATCCCCGCCGCGACGGCGATCATGACGGCGACGGTGCAGGGCATCGCGCCGGGCTATCTCGGCATCTATGGCGGGATCGACCTGATCCGCGACCCTTACACCAAGGCGGCCAGCGGGCAGCTTGTCCTGACGGGACTGGTGACGGCCGACTTCACCGTCCCGCGCGGGATGCAGACGCGCATCCTGACCGGCCTGGCGGGGACGCCCTGATGCTGTGGGGCGCGATGAACGGCAGCCTTGAGCTGCGGGCCGAGGGCGGGACAACCCGCCTTCGCGCCACCTTCCCCTATGGCCGGGAAACGGAGCTTGCGCCGGGGCGGTATGAGTCCATCGCGCCGCGCGCCTTTGCTGCCCGGATCGAGGCGGGCGAGGATATCCACCTGTTGGCGGGTCACAGCTACGACCGGCCGCTTGCATCCCGGTCGGCGGGCAACCTGCGCCTGTCCGACGACGACGACGCATTGCGGCTGGAGGCGGAGATCGACGGCGGCACGACCTGGGCGGCGGACTTCATCGCCGCGCACCGGGCCGGGCTTATCCGGGGCCTGTCGCCCGGCTTTCGCGTGCCGCGCGGCGGTGAGCGGATCGAGCAGCGGGCGGGCGGGCTGCACCGGACGATCACCGAGGCCGAGCTGTTCGAGGTCTCGACCGTCACCCGGCCCGCCTATCCCGAGGCGCAGATCGAGGCGCGGAGCTGGGAGACGCATCAGGACCGGCAACCCTATCGCGGCCCGGCCTATCCCTTGAACCGATGGAGGGCATAATGGGGATCTTCGATCTGTTCCGGCGGCAACGGGAGGTGGGCAACTATCCCCCGTCCGAAACTCGCGCCCTGGCGACGGGCTACACCGCCGATCTGATCGCGGCGCGGGCCGAATGGCTGTCGGGCCGGTCCAACATGGCCGAGCTGACGGCGACCGTTCAAAGCTGTGTGAGCCTCTGGGAAAGCGGTTTCACCCTGGCGGACGTGACCGGCACCGACCTGCTAGATCGGCGGGCGCTGGCGATGCTGGCCCGCTCGCTGGCCCTGCGGGGCGAGGCCGTGTTCCTGATCCGGGACCGGCTGTTGCCTATTACCGATTGGGACATGAAGACCCTGCATGGCGAGCCGACCGCCTACCGGGTCAGCGTGTCCGAAGTGGGCGGGGGGCACTCCCAAACCGTCCTTGCAGGCGAAGTGCTGCATGTCCGCATCGGAAGCTCGCCCGTAACGCCCTGGGCGGGCACGTCGCCGCTGCATCGGGCCAGCCTCTCGGCATCACTGTTGCAAGAGGTCGAGTGCGCGCTGCGCGACGTGTGGCGGGATGCGCCGATCGGCAGTCAGATCGTGCCACTGCCCGACTCATCGTCCGAGGACATGGCATCCCTGCGGCGGTCCTTCCGGGGCGCGCGCGGACAGTCTCTGGTGATTGAGGGCACGGCGCAGGCGGTCGCGGCCGGGATGCACCCGCAGCTTGAAAAGCGGGTCGAGGGCCTGACCCCGGACATGCAGCGCGCCATGACGGCCGAGACGTTGCAGGCGGCCCGTGGCGCGGTCCTGATGGCCTATGGCGTCCTTCCCGCGCTGCTGAACCCGGCAACCACTGGGCCGCTTGTGCGGGAGGCGCAGCGGCACCTGGCGCAGCTTGTCTTGCAACCCCTCGCCCTGATCGTGGCGGAGGAAGCGACGGCCAAGCTGGGCCAGCCGGTGACGCTGGACGTGGTGCGGCCGATGCAGGCTTACGACCACGGCGGCAAGGCGCGGGCCTTCGGGGCGATGCTGCAAGCCTACGCCACCGCGAAGGAGGCCGGTCTGGACGGCGCGGCGCTGCAAGACGCCATGACGTTCATCGACTGGCAGGAATGACGAGACAGGGCCGGGATGCGCCCTGCGGTAGCTCAACCGCGAAGCATCTGGGATCAGACGGCGAGTGCCCCGGTTCAGCGACCGAACAACCCCGTCACGGCGCGGCCCTTGAGAACCTTTCGGGGGCGCGGCGCAGGCTGGCACGGCTTGTAACCGGGGCCAGCCAACGCAGCGCGTGTATGCGCTACGCCCCGCGTCTGGGGCAGGGGCCGGGGCAGCGGGATGTTGCACCGGCCCCGACTTTCTTCTGGGCGAGCGAAGATTTTATGGGAACATCCTTTCCGCAGGCTTTTCACCAGCGGCAACCGCGCGCACAACATCGGCGAGGTCGGCGTTCTCCGTTGCGACCTCTTGCAGCGTCCCGATCAGGGCTTTCATCGTCGACAATAGCTGTTCCTGCACTTCGGCCTGTTTGTCGAGGCTCGCTTTCAAATCGACAAGCGCGTCGTAGATAACATCGTCCATAGTTGAGCCTTTCTTGCTCTAAGATTGCAGCAGCATTAGCGGCGAGACGACACCCGAGCGCAAGCCTAAACGCGCGCAGCACGATTACGCTTGCCGGCACGCTAAGTGTGTGCTACGCATTGGATCATGAAATCCGGTCCTTTCCTCTCGATGATCGCCGATACCTTCTCCGTGGAGGGTAAAACGGTAACGGTCTATGCCCGTGCGCTCAAAGAGGCAGGCCTGCTGACCACGGGCGCACGGGGCGTGAACGCCCCCGACATGACACCGCTGGACGCCGCGCGCATGACAATCGCTCTGCTGGCATGTGACGGTCCGTCGCAAGCGGTGGACCGTGTGCGCCGGTTCGGTCAACTGCGCCACAAGCCCACGCTGGGCTATTCGCAGACGTGGCGCGAGGTTGTCACGGCCGACGAGTTCGCCAGCCTGTTCCCCGGCGCGAAGACGCTGGAAGATGTGCTTGCGTTCATTTTCAGTTTGTATCTGGACCGAGGAATTAACGATGCCTCGGCTTGGTTCGGCCGACATATGCTGTCTCTAACTGTCCGTCCGGGCGACGTTATGGCGGAGCTTGTCCAGTGGACCTATGGCAGCGAAGATAAGATCGCCGGCGAGCGCGTCGTTCCCTTCAAGGGCGAGAGGGGCGACCCCCAATATGTCACCATTCCGCGCGGCCTGCTGGTGGAGCGGACAGCTTCGCCCGGCACCATGAGCTTGATTGCCACGCAGTTGTGGGCCGACGCTAAAGGCGAGGGCTGACGCATGGCTGCCCGTCCCGTCACCATCCCCAAGAACGAGTTGGCAGGCTACGCGCAAGTGATGCGCGAAGCCAACATCGAGCATTGGACGGTATCGGCCGAGCGGCCGGACGGAACGCGAATCACCATCACGGCGGGCGCGACGACCAGCGGCCCGAACGAAATCGACAAGATGTTGGGGATCGGCCGATGACGCGCAAGAACCCCTTTTCCGGTGCGACCATTGTTGACGACCCGCGCGGCGGCAAACGCATCCGCCTGCGCAAAACGATCAAGGGCCGCAAGATCGACACCTATCTTCCCGGCCCGTGGGGTTCGCCTGCCATGGTCGCGGCCTACAACGCGGCCATCACCGGGAAGCCCGATCTGCCCAAATCGCAGCACTCGCGCGGCACGTTCGACCACACCATCACCGACTATCTGGCGGGCAAGAAATTCCGCGATCTGCGCGAGACGACCCGCTATCATAAGCGGCTGCGGCTGGACTGGATCAGGGAAAAGATTGGGGCCGCGCGCCTGTCCGATCTGCAACCTTACCATGTCGAACACCTGATGGACATGAAGGGCGGGCCGACTGCGGCGAACCGCCTGCACAAGGAGCTGTCGGAAATCTACACCCACGCGCGCAAGCGCCTTGGCTTCAACGGCGTGTCGCCGACCGAACAGGTTGATCGTCGCAAGGTTAAGTTGGGCGGGTTCCATACCTGGACCGAGGAACAGGTCGAACAGTTCCGCGACCATCACGCCAGCGGCACGGTTGCCCGGCTGGCGTTCGAGCTGTTCCTTGGCACCGGGGCAGCCCGGCAGGACGCGCGCGCGATGGGACGCATGAACATCAAGGGCGCAAATATCTGGTATCGGCGGATCAAGACCGGGCAGGAAGTCGAGCTTCCTCTGGAATACCTGCCCGAGCTGCGGGCCGAGCTTCGCCAGCTTCCGCCGTCGCAGGCGACGTTCATCCTAAATCGCGAGGGCAATCCCTACACGGTCGAGAGCTTTGGCAACTGGTTTGCCGATCAGTGCCGCGAAGCCGGATTGCCGGACGAGTGCCGCGCGCATGGCCTGCGCAAGTATGGCGCAACCCGTCTTGCGGATCAGGGCGCTTCCGAATTTCAGATTATGGCCTTCCTCGCGCACAAGACGACGCAAGAGGCGCGGCGCTACGTCCAAGCCGCAAACCGCGTGAAGCTGGCGGCCGGCGCGCTGGCGCTGCTTCCCGGCAACAATGTCCAACACCTTCGCCCGTTGGACAAAGCAGGTTCATAA